TTTCCTTTTCTCCATGAAAAGATAGCAACAATAACATCAACAGCAAGCAGGGCAAACAATAGATAGTCAAGGATGCCGAGGTTATTGAAGTCAACGAGTTTCAGAATAATAAATACGATTAATAATGTGGTAAGATTATTTTTATAGTCTTTCATAGGTTTTAAAGTTGTGATATAATATGATTGCCTTTAAGAGGTGGGGAACTTTCGTTCCCCTTTGGGTACTTACTTATCATCTTTGTTAAACGGTTTCATCAGCTTGTCGGCAATTTGAACCGCTAACCAGATGATTGTAAGTACCTTTATCATATTATCCAACTGTTGTTCATCTCCTTTCCTTTATTATGTATTTATTATACCACGTAAATACGTGGTAGTCAATAGGAAAAGAAATATTTTTTTGAATTATTTATGTCTATAACCAATGGAGTTATAGACATTTTTTATTGTAATTAAAATAAACGTAAGAAGGTGATAAGATATGCCAATATATAAACGCTGCAGTCGATGCGGTAAGAGATTACCAAGCGGAAGTAAATGTGATTGTCTTAAGCAAAGACATAAAGAGTATGATAAGTATTCCAGAGATAAAAAGTCAGATGCTTTCTATCACTCAAAGGAATGGGAGCTGGCAAGGGATGATACGATTAACTATTATACTGGTATAGATATATACAGCTATTACATACTCGGAAAGATTGAGTACGGTCAAACAGTACATCACATCGTACCGCTTAAGGATGACTGGATTAAGAGAGTAGATAGAAAGAATCTTATCTACCTAACAGAAAGCAATCACCAGTTGATACATAAGGCAATGAATGAGGGAAAATATGGGGAGACAATAGAACTACTGAATGGGTTAGTAAAAAGGTATGAAGAAGAGTTTGACAAAGGGTAGGGGGGATTCAAAAAGTTTTAAGCAATCCCTATAGACCGCAGTAGTCCTTTTCTTCGCACAAAATTCTAAATTGATCAAAAAAGTTGGCAAAGGAGGGAAGTTAATGGCAAGACAACGTAAACCGAAGGAAATGCAAAAAGGCAATCTGACCGTGTTGCAGCAAGAAAAAAAGCGGCTTGAAGAGGAATATGTAAGAACCGGTAAAAACCAGCTAAATACCCCTCCGATATGGCTGATTGATGAAATTGCAAAGAAAGAATATAAAAGAATTGTGAAAGAATTGAAGCAAATTGATATGATCGGAAACCTAGATTTAAATAATTTAGGCGCATATTGCAATGCATTTTCAAATTACATACATGCCACTGAACAGTTAAATGGGCAAGATTTTTACATTGAGCGAGAAACAAGAACTGGTGTAATTATTGTTAAGAATCCTCTTGTTGACATACAAACTAATTATGCAAACGAAATGCGAAGGTTCGCCTCTTTATGTGGGATGACTATTGATAGTAGATTAAAGGTAGCCAGTACAAAGATTAATAAAGAGCAAGAAGATATCAATAAGAAATTTGGTGGTATCTAGTGTCAATACTACAGGAATTAATTGAGTATTCGAACAATTGTTTAAATGATATTTATGTGAGTGAACATGAGGATTACATAAGCTGCCAAAAACATAAATGGGCTTGTCAAAGGTTTTTAAATGATATAAAACGGTCAGAAGGTAGACATTCCCTAGCGGAACCTTTTCCGTATATTTGGAACGAAGCAGAAGCGCAAAAAATAGTAGATTGGTTTGCAATGCTTAGACATAGCAAAGGCGTATTAGCGGGTAAGCCAATCAATCTTACTCCATCACAAAAATTTGACTTATGCCAGCTCTATGGATGGCGAAATGAGAGAACTGGATTTAAAAGATTTAAGAAGTCGTTTAAGGAAGTAGCTAGGAAAAATGCAAAGAGTCAGGAAGAAGCTGGTATTGCATTATACGAAATTTCAGTGCAGGCTACAAAAAATAGTGAAACATATGAATATTATACCGCCGGAGTAAAGCGTGATCAGTCGAAGATAGTATTTAATGAAGCCAACTTAATGTTAAAGGGTTCACCGCTTCGGACAAAATTTAAAATTACTAGAGATTTAATAACCCATATTAAGACCGGAAGCTACATAAAAGCATTATGTAAAGAAGATGGACAAAAAGGGGATGGTACGAACCCAGCAGGACTTATTCTTGACGAATATCATCAGCATAAGACAACAGAGTTCTATGATTTAGGTCTTGGCTCCAATACAAAAGAATCTTTGCTTATGATAATTACAACGGCCGGAATGGATTTGACATATCCGTGTTTTGTTCAGGAATATCAATATTGTTCAAAGGTATTGAATCCAGATATAGATGTGTGGAATGATGAATATTTCATTGATATTTATGAATTAGATGAACAGGATTATAAAGAAATTACTAACATAGCAAAAGAAAGGCTATGGTTCAAAGCAAATCCTATTCGTATGACATACAAAGAAGGGCAAGAAAAAATCCGTGGCGAATATAAAATTGCCAAGGAAATACCAGAAAAAATGACTGCCTTTCTTACCAAATGTTTGAATATATGGGTGCAGGCAAAAGAAAACGGATACATGGATATGGCTAAATGGAAAAAGTGTCAAGTTAATAAACTTCCGCTTGATATCACTGGAATGAGTGTCTATGTAGGATTTGATATGTCAGCAAAAATTGACCTTACATCAGTAGCTTTTATTATTCCATTCCAAACAGGGAGATTCAAGAAGGTACTCAATAAAAAAGGAGAAGAAGTTGAAAAAGAAATCATTGGATATATAGTATTTTCTCATTCGTTCATTCCAAATCGTGCAAAGTTAGCAGAAAGAATAGCAAAGGATAAAGTTCCATATGACGCATGGGAACGAGAAGAATATTTAACTGTTACTGATACAGAAATAGTTGACCAAGATGCGGTAATGAGATATGTAATTAGCACATGTAATAAAATGCAATGGCATATTGAGACGCTTTGCTTTGACCCTGCTAATGCTGGAAAGCTTATGATCGATTTATCGAATGTTGGATATGATGTTGAAGAAGTGTTTCAATCACATAAATCACTGAATGAATCAACAAACGGGTTCAGAGAGGCGGTATATGAGGGAGAAGTATATTATCTTTACAACCCTTTACTGAATTTTGCTATGAGCAATGCAGTAATTAGGACAAATCAAGGATTGATAAAGATTGATAAGGATGCTACTCAGAAGAGGATAGATCCAGTTGATGCGACATTGTGTGCATTTAAACTGGCTCTTTATCATCAATTCATACCAAAAATTGATGAAATTATTGATAATTTTCTAGAAAGAGAATTATAGAAAGGCGGTGATAACAACGAAAATAGCGCAGAGATTCAAAAATGCAATCAATGCATTTAACGCGGTAAGTCTTAACGAAGATACAGATATATTGCTTAATTGGCTAGGCATTGACAAAAACTCGAAGAATATAAGTGAGATTACTTATTACACTTGTTTAAAAATGCTTAGTGAGACACTTGCAAAATTGCCACTTAAATACTACCAGGATACGGAAAAAGGAAGGATAAGAGCTGAACCAAATAAAACATATGATGTGTTAGCAAATCGCCCTAATAGATATATGACGCCGTCTACATTTTGGGGGACCGTTGAGCTTAACAGAAATCATTATGGAAATGCCTACGTTTTAATGCGAAAAGCTCCTGTTAAAAGCGGTAGATATGTTGTCGGAGAAGAACTACAAGACTTGTGGATAATGCCAAGTAAAAACGTTGAAGTTTTAGTGGATGACAAAGGAATTTTCAATGGGAAAGGTGAAATTTATTACCAATATTCAGATGAATATAGTGGTCAGATTTATATTTACAAGTCGGATGATGTGATGCACTTTAAATCGTTCTTTACATACAACGGTATTAAAGGAAAATCAGTAAAAGAAATTCTTGAAGATAGCATTAATGGTGCTCTGGAAAGTCAAAAGTTTATGAATAACCTCTATAGACAAGGACTAACAGCTTCAATGGCAATGCAATATACAGGTGATTTAGATGAAACGAAGATAGAAAAATTACAGAATAAGTATGGAAAGTTCCTTACAGGCTCAAAAAATGCAGGGAAAATTGTTCCGGTACCAATTGGATTACAACTTACACCGTTGAATGTAAGCCTTGTAGACGCTCAATTTTTTGAATTAAAAAAATATTCTGCCTTGCAAATTGCCGGAGCAATGGGAATTAAGCCAAATCAAATCAATAATTATGAAAAATCCTCTTACGCTAACTCTGAAACACAGCAGTTAGCTTTTTTAGTTGATACAATGCTTTATATTCTTAAACAGTACGAGGAAGAAATTAATTACAAAGTTCATGGTTATGAAAAAAGAATCGAAGGATATCTGTACAAATTCAATGAAAAAGCAATTCTAAGAACAGATAGTAAAACACAGATGGAAAATCTTTCAAAAGGTGTTAACAATGGTATTTACATGCCAAATGAAGCGAGAGGATATTTAGATTTGCCTTATGATGAAAACGGTAATCAATTAATTGTAAACGGTAATTACATACCGTTGTCGATGGTAGGAAAACAATACACGAAAGGAAGTGATAACAATGAGTAAAATCCTAAAATTCCAGACGAAGGATAAAAAAGGTTTGATCAGGACAAGTGGAAGCTTTGAAATCAAGAATCAGACTGATATATCGGCTGATCTATTTATTATGGGCGATATCGTATCAGATGAATGGGGTAAATGGTGTGATGATGATACCTGTCCGTCAGATATCATTGATTTTCTTAAGAATTTAGATAATGTAAGCGAAATCAATCTCCATATCAATAGTGGCGGTGGCTCTGTATATGCAGGCATTGCTATTTATAACATGCTGAAACGTCATAACGCAACAGTAACAACTTACATTGATGGTATCGCTGCTAGCATTGCAAGCGTTATAGCATGCGCTGGTGACAAAATCATCATGCCTAAGAATGCAACGTTTATGATACATAAGCCAGCCAATGGGTATTTCTTTACAATGATGAATGCAGACGATCTAAGAAAAGATGCAGATATGCTTGATATATGCCAAAAATCAATTATTAACACCTATATGACCAAGGCAAAAGAAGGAATAACGGAGCAACAAATCAATGACTTGGTTAATGCAGAATCATGGCTTGTTGGGGATGATGTATCTGAGTTCTTTGACTTTGAGATTGAGGAAAGCAATCAGGCAGTAGCATGTTCGAGTGCCTATTTTGACAAGTACGATCATACGCCGAATAATTTAATTAAAGGAGATGAGGAAAAAAAGGCTACTGTTAACGCAGATGATGTAGCAAAAAGAGTTATTGATATCTTGGATAAGCGAGAACAGGATACAAGAGAACAAACTAAAACAGATTTATTAAAGGACTTAGACCAGTATGGAAAGTAAGTCCTTTTTTAATACAAAAATAATGAAAAGAGGTAAAACAAATGGGTAAAAAAGAATTAATGGCGCAAATAGGCGCAAAAGTTCAAGAAGTAAAAGACTTAGTTGCAGCTGATAAATTGGAAGAAGCTACTAAGGCAAAATCAGAGCTGGACTCCTTACAGGCAAAATATGATTTAATTAAAGATTTGGAAGATGATGAAACAAAAGAGGTCAAGAATGGAGCAAAAGGAACAAAACAAGTTGATCCGAAAGATTCCACAAAAGAATTTGCACAGGCTGCCAGAATGGGATTTCCGAAAAACTCTATGAGTGAAGGTGCGGCTGCTGATGGGGGTTATACGGTGCCGGAAGATATTCAGACAAAAATCCAAAAATACCGCGATAGTAAGTCGTCTTTACGTGACTTGGTTCGAGTAAAACCAGTTACAACCGATAAAGGAGCGCAGACATTCAAGAAACGTACACAGCAGACCGGATTCGCAAAGGTCGGAGAAGGTGGAAAAATCGGCGCAAAAGCAACCCCACAGTTCGAACGTAAAACATGGGAAATTGATAAGTATGCAGGTTATTTTCCGGTAACAAATGAATTATTAGAGGATTCAGACCAAAACATCGTGGCTGAATTAATTGAGTGGATCGGTGATGAATCTCGTGTTACAGATAATAAGCTTATCCTGGAAGCGATTGCAAAGAAAGCAGTGACCGGAATGACCGGACTGGACGATATTAAGAAAGCCGTTAATGTGACTTTGGGTGCAGCGTTCAAATCCACATCAAAAATCGTTACAAATGATGATGGTTTGCAGTACCTAGATACATTAAAAGATAAAAATGAAAACTATATCTTACGTCACAACCCAGCAGACCCTATGGAAATGTATATTTGCGCCGGCGCAACGACAATTCCTTTGAAGGTATACCCTAATTCAGATATGCCATCCGATGTAGCAACAGCAGGAAAACGCAAAATCCCTATGATAATCGGTGATTTAAATGAATATGCAGAGCTAAAGGACAGAAAACAACTCACAATCAAAAACTCTGACATTGCAGTTGTAGGAACATTAAACGCCTTTGAGGAAGACTTGACTCTCTGGAGAGCAATTGAAAGATTGACCGTTATGGTCCGTGATGATCAGGCGATTGTAAATGGACAGATTACAATTGATGATGCTGCCGTGTTGGGGGAGTAAAAACGTATACACAAGCGGAATTGGAGGCAATGACCATAGCTAACATCACAGCATTGGCCAACAGTCTTGGGTATACCATAACAAAGACACTAAAGGCTGATATCATAGCCGAATTTTTAGAGCAACAGGGCTAATCCTGTTGCTCTTTGTAAAGAAGGTGAGAAATGGATAGAACCTTAGTAAAGAATTTTTTAAGAATAGATATTGATGAGGATGACGATTATATTCAATTACTGATTGATGTAGCTAAAGATTATGTAATTGCAGCAATAGGAAAATGTGATGAAAGTAAACCAAGGGTAAAGTTATTAATGCTTAATATCATTGCTTCCCTCTATGAAACAAGGCAGTTTACTATAGACAAAAGTAATGAAAAGGTGCAATATGCCTTACAGGCTATGATTATGCAGCTTCAAATTGAGGAAGAGATTGCAACAGAAAGCGGTGATGCTACTTGATTGACATTGGAAGACTAAACAAACGAATACGATTTATGAAGTATATTGAATCTGAAAATGAATACGGGCAGACAAATCAAGCGGAAACTGTAATAAAAATAGTTTGGGCGAGTGTAGAACCACTTACAGGAAAAGAATATCTGGAGGCAGAAAGAGAAGCAAACGAGCAAAACTATAAAATTTACACAAGATATATTGCGGAGCTGCGAGATGTAAATCTGATTATAGATTTTAAGGGACGTAAATTTAGCATTGAATCGGTCATAAATTACCAAGAGCGAAACGAAATGCTTCTCTTTATGTGCAAAGAAAGGGTTGGTGATGCAATTGCCTGATTTTAATTTTGACTTAGTAGGACTTTCCGAAATGAGTGAAGATTTAACCAAAGCGATTCGATTATATCCTGACCTTGCAGAAAAAAGACTAAGGAAATCAGCAAATAACTTCCGTAAAGATGTTGTAGCAGAAGAAAAAAAAGCAATAAAAGATGACGAAGTTAGAACTAAAAACAAATTAACAACAAATCAAGGTTTTACGGTTGGTCGCACCCGTGGTTATAACGAAAGCATGGAAATTGATTTTAGCGCAAAGTCTAAAATATTTCATCTTGTAGAAAATGGACACAACCAAGTAAATAAAACTGGTCAAACGGTTGGATGGGTAGAGGGGAATCATGTAGTTAAGAAAATGCGTGATAATTATTCCGAGCATGTCATGCCGTTTGAAATGCAGCAATTAATGGAAGATATAACAAGGGAGTGTGGTCTTAATTGATTTTGATAACAGAGATATATAAGGCAGTGAATCAGCTCCTTAAAAACAAATATCCGAAAATAAAAATATATGGCCACGAAGTAACAGAAGGTTTTAGCAGACCTTCTTTTTTTGTATCGTTAATTCCGGTAACAAGGTCAAATGACAGTGTGAATTTTAAGTCCAAAGCATACACGATTATAATTACGTATTTCCAAGGTAAAGCAGATGAAATCGACAATCTGCAAAAAGCAGATGAAATAATTGAACTATTTGATTATTTTCTTGCTGTAAATGATAGAAAATTACGGGTGACAGGCAGTGAATACGAATTTGCAGGAGAGTATAGAAACATTCTGCAGGTAAGTATCAATATCGAATACTTGGAAGCGACCGAAAGAACAGATACGAGTAGCATAGCACAAGAAGTAAATTTAAAATAAAAAGAAAAGAGGTAAAAAGCATGGGAATGCCTAGTGTAAATGTGAGTTTTACTGAAAAAGCAGCACAAGCAATAAAGCGTGGAGAACGTGGCGTAGTAGCATTAATTTTAAAAGAAGCTACCGTTCCAGCCACAAACCCTATCGTAGTATTAAATGTAACAGATATACCAACAACATTAACGGCTGACAACCAGGAGCAAATTAAACTTGCATTAATGGGATATGTTAATGCTCCAAAGAAAGTAGTTGCGTATGTGATCAAAGATGAAACTTCGGATGATTATACTCCGGCATTAACGTATTTTGGTGTAAATAAATTTGATTATTTAGCAATTCCAACCGTTGAAACCGATTCCAAAACAACGGAAATTGTAACATGGATTAAAGCTCAGAGAACAGCAGGAAGAAAAGTAAAAGCGGTATTGCCTAATACTGCAGGAGATAGCGAAGGAATTATCAACTATACAACAGCAGAAACAAAGGTTGGTACTACTGTTTACACAGCAGAAGAGTATTGCTCGCGTATTGCCGGATTGATTGCAGGAACTCCGCTTACAATTAGTTGTACATATGCACCACTTAGCGAACTGACGGATTGCACAAGACTTACGAAAGCAGAAATGGACGAAGCAATTGACGCTGGAAAATTCATCGTATTTTTTGATGGTGAAAAGGTAAAGGTTGGTCGAGGAATCAATTCATTTACAACTACAACGGATGAAAAAGGAAATCAGTTCAAGAAAATTAAGATCGTTGAAGCAATGGATATGATTTACGATGACATTGCCAAGACAGCAGAGGATTCTTACCTCGGTAAATTCTCAAACAGTTATGATAATAAGTGTCTGTTAATGTCAGCAATTGGAGGTTACTTTGAACAGTTATTACTTGATGGAATCATTTCCGGGGCAATGGTGGAAATAGATAATGCTTCACAACGTGCATATTTAAAAGCAAAAGGTGTTGCAACAGATGAGATGAGTGATGATGAAATAAAAGTCTATGATACAGATGATAAGGTATTTTTAAAGGCAACGGTTAAGATTCTGGATGCCATAGAAGAAATTAATCTACCAATAAATATTTAAGAAAGGGTGTGAAATAAATGGGATATAAACCAGAACAAGTAATAAATGGAACATGGGGAGAGTGCTGGATTGATTCAGAATACATTTCTGAAATAACATCATTAAAAGCATCGGTAACACCAAAGACCGAAACAATCAGCCAGTCGAGAAATTTGGTTGATGGTACCAAAATAACCGGCCTTGAGTGTAAGGGCGAGATGAAAATGAATAAGATTTCATCTCGGTTTATTAAGATGCAGTCGGATAACTTGAAAAAAGGTATTCAGACAGAAGTTACAATTATATCAAAAATTGAGGACCCTAGTTCAATTGGGTGTGAAAGAGTGAAGCTAATCGGTTGTGTATTTACAGAAATGGCGCTTGCCGATTGGGAGCTTAAGAAAAACGGTGAAGAATCGGTACCATTTACATTTAGAGACTGGGAAGCATTAGATTTGATTTAAGGAGGATGAAGGAATGAATTTAACTGAAGGAATGAATTTAGTTGACAGATTATTGGCGATAGATGCAAAACAAATCACAGAGAAGGAAACGGTTAAGATAGAAATCAAGAGACTTTCCAAGCTGACCGGAGAGCCTTTTTTTGTTACAGTGCAGGAAATTGACGGTGAAAGATACCAGGAATTACAAATGAGATTGCTTAATAAAAAAGGAAAGGCAGACTTCACGAAAGCCTACGATACAAATTTATTAGTAGCGGTAGAAGGAATCATTGAGCCAAATTTGGCAGATGAAAAATTACAAAAGCATTTCGGAGCAGCTACACCAAAAGAATTAGCAAGCAAACTTTTTCAAGCAGGGGACCTAATTAAAATAAGCGATGTGATTGCAAAATTAAATGGATTTGGGGAAGAAGAGGAAGAAGAAATAAAAAACTAATCAATACCGATGGGGAGGTACAGCTAATGTACCTCCTTTTTCGGTACAAAAATATGATCCCAAGTGATTATAAAAAGTTGGGACATGGCGAAAAACAAATCATAAGGCAATTTATGTATCAGCAGATTGAAGATACCAGCAAAGAATACAAGGCTATGTTTGGAGGTGAATGATAATGTCTAAGGTTATAGATGCAACACTACGTTTTGTTGATCGCTTCACCGCACCGATGAATAATGCAATTAGAGGCATGGAGCGAAGTGCTAAGCAATCACAGCGGATGGGCCGAGAAATACAAAAAGCAGGAAATAGTATAAGTAAGGTTGGAAGTAGCCTGACCAAGAGCATTACATTGCCAATTGTGGGTGTAGCAGTTGCTGCAATTAAAACGAGTAATGATTTTGAAAATTCGATGGCAAAAGTAGCTACAATTGCAGATACAACCAAAATTCCAATTAATTCACTAAAACAGCAGGTTGTAGATTTGTCAAATAAAGTAGGTGTCGGTGTAACCGATATTGCAGAAGCACAGTATCAGGCGATTTCAGCAGGAGTTGATACTGCAAGCAGTGTTGAATTTGTTAGCACAGCCGTTAAAGCGGCAAAGGGTGGCTTCACCGATACAACAACAGCCGTTGATGGATTGACCACGGTATTAAATGCTTACGGTCTTGAATCAAGCAAGGCTGCTGAAATAAGTGATCAAATGTTGATTGCACAGAATTATGGAAAAACAACCTTCGGGGATATGGCTAGCAGTATGGGTAAAGTAATTCCAATTGCATCCAGTCTTAGTGTTTCGACAGAAGAATTGTTTTCTAGTTTTGCGGTACTTACAAAAAACGGTATCGGTACGAGCGAAGCAGTAACTGGATTAAAAGCAGCATATAGTAATATTTTAAAACCTACAAAAGATGCATCAAAAGCCGCCGAAAATTTAGGTTTAGACTTTTCATCCGCGCACCTACAAAGCGTTGGCTGGGCGAAATTTTTAGAAGAAATAAAAGAAAAGACAGGCGGTAATGCCGATACAATGGCAAAATTGTTTGGTTCGACAGAGGCATTAAACAGTGTTATGGTATTGGCCGGAAAAGGGTCGGAAGATTTTACCGAGGCTATGGGAAAGATGGGAGAAGCAGGTGGAGCAACCCAAGAAGCGTATGAAAAGATGATAACACCTTCCGAAAAAATGAATATTTCAATCAATAAAATTAAAAATTCGTTGATCAAATTTGGCGCAGCGCTTGCCCCTGTTTTTGACAAGCTTTCCACTCTTATATCAGGATTAGGTGATAAACTGAATAATTTGAGCGAAGGACAGGTAAACACTATTACTAAATTTGCAGGAATGGCAGCCGCAATTGGACCCGGATTGATGATATTCGGTAAACTGACCGCAGGAATAGGTGGAGCAATTTTAAAATTTGGAAAACTAGGTGGCGCAATCAGCAAGGCAGGGGGATTGATACCATTAATTACAAGCCCTGCCGGAATCGTGATAGGAGTAATAGCTGGAATTGCATTAGCTGCATTTCTTATTATAAAAAACTGGACAAAAGTAAAAGTATTTTTAGGCAAGCTAGGCAGTTTTATTAAAGGTGTGTTTATAAAATCTGGTGCTAATGTTGGTATATTTGCAAAGCTTTTTACAAAAGCCAAAAATGTAATTTCGAAGTCAATTGAAAACTTAAGGCCTGCTATTAAAAATATAATCACTTTCTTGACGCCAGTGGTTAAATTTCTTGCAAGCGTATTTATTGCTAGAATAAAATTAACATTTACGATATTTGGAAGCGTGTTATCTGCAACAATAAACGGAGTGGTAGGATTTGTTTCCGGGCTCCTTACGGTTTTAGAAGGAATAACAACATTTATCGGTGGTGTATTTACCGGAGACTGGAAAAAAGCCTGGGAAGGGATTCAAACAATATTCAAAGGTGTATTTGAAAGTTTCGTTGCATTGGCAAAAGTGCCAATCAATGCAGTGATAGGGCTTATCAATGGAGCTATCAGTGGTATTAACAATCTAGGTCTTACAATTCCGGATTGGGTTCCTTTAATTGGTGGAAAATCATTTTCTATCAATGTTCCAACTATTCCAATGCTTTATAAAGGCACAAATAATTGGCAAGGCGGTACCGCCATGATCCATGACCGGGGCGCAGAAATTGTTGACCTGCCAAGAGGAACCAGAGTATATCCACATGATAAAAGCATTGCTATGGCTAGAGCCGAGGGAGCAGCAGGTAGTAAAGGAACGGTATCCATTAGCATTAGTAAGTTGGCGGATAAAATTGAGGTAAGAAGCGATAAAGATATTGATACTATTGTAAACAAATTAGCAGATAAATTTGAAAAGATTGTATCTAATAAAGGGAAGGTGGTGCCGGTATAATGGAAATATGGTTAAAACAAGGGAAAGAAAAGCTTCGATTGCCGGTACTGCCTGCCAGCTTTGAATCAAGTATTGCACAGCAGAACACAACAGTAAATGTAACAGGTTTTGGCGAAGTGAATTTGATAGGAAAGAGGGGGCTTAAAACAATCCCTCTTTCTTCTATGTTTCCATCAAAAGAATATGGATTCGTTCAATATAAAGGATTTCCAAAACCTTATGAGTGTGTGAATCTGATTGAATCATGGATGGATAATCCAGTGCAAATAACAATCACGGAAACGGATATTAACATGAAAGCAACCATAGAATCCTTTAATCATTCGGAACAGGATGCTACTGGTGATGTTTACTACACCATCGAATTAAAAGAATACAGAAAACCATCAAGAGAAGAAGTTACAGTAATGTCAGTAAAAAAGACTGCGACTAAAATAAATAAACCGGTAACTAAGAGGTCAAGCAAACCTGTTAAATCGACTACTTATACCGTAAAAACAAATGATACTCTTTGGGATATATCGAAGAAATTGACAGGAAATGGATCAAACTGTTATGCCATTGCAAACCAAAATAATATAGCTAAACCGTATGCAGTGAGAGTTGGTCAGAAGTTGGTGATTAAGGTATGAAAGTAAAATGGAACGATACGAATATTACGGATTTTATTCCAACTGTGAATTGGGGAGGCTCTGATGGTCAGGCGGCTAGAACATTAGAAATTACCACTTTGAATTCTCCGAATGATAATAGTATTGATGATCTCAAAATTAGGCTTGGAGATAGAATGAAGCTGTACAACGATAATAACAAATTACTAATAGATGCTATGGTTTATTATCGCGAAAGAAACAGTGAAACAGGTACAGTAACCTATAGTGGATATGATGAACTAAATCACTTTCTTAGGGGCAATGTGACTAAAAATTTTAAGAATGTAACTCCGGAAAAAATCACAGAAATGTTATGCAATGAATTAAAAGTAGAAATGGGTTCCATTGAAAAGACAGGAATAAATATAAAAAGCCTTTTGATTGATTCTGAAAGTGCATACGATGCAATCATGAAAGCTTATACAAAAGCTTATCGAGCAAACGGCAAGAAATACATGCCAATCATGAACGGAAAGAAGCTTTATATCATTGAAAAGGGTGCTTTTATTGCAGACTTTGTTTTAAGCGATGGAGTAAATATCACAAGTTCCACTTACAGTGAATCGCTAGAGCAAATGGTCAACCGAGTTAAAATTTATGACGACAACGGAAAAATAATTGGAGAAGTAAAAAATGATGGATGGATAAATTCATATGGTATATTCCAAGAAGTGTATACGAAGGAAGAAGGAATTAATGCAACCATTGCAGCAAACAAACTATTGACCGGAATCGATAAGTCGGCAAGCATTGAAGCACTTGGGAATACAGATTGTATTAGTGGTTATGGGATTAAAATCAAAGATAAAATAACAGGACTAACCGGAGTGTTCTGGATTGAATCGGACACTCATACATGGGAAAACGGAATACATACAATGAGCCTTGATTTACAATTTAAAAACATTATGGATATAAAGGAGTGATGAACTATGAATGGATATGAGAAATTAATAAAGGTCATTTCTGAATTAGTAGATTCATCACCTATGATTGCACAAACAACTATGAATGGACCAACATCATGTAATTTTAATGATTTGCAATTAGATGAAGATGATCTTTTAATTGCGGAACATTTAAGGACCGGATATGTAAAAAAGGTTACACAGACAAATGGTGTAATTGAAACAGAATATGCAGAACCTTTAAAGAAAGGCGATATCGTTATCATAATGAGAGTAAGCGATGATAAATTCGCTATATTGGAAAGGATGGTGTAAATGGCTTTTCCGTTTGAAACAGATGATATAGTCGAAACAGAAGAAATATTAAAAGCACCAAAAGAATACGGTATTGATTTCGCAACCGGACAACTTACAGGAAAGATTGTTGAAGGTGCTGAAGCTATAAAGGTGTGGATATACAATACACTAAGAACTTCGAGATATCGATATAACATTTTTAGTTGGGATTATGGAAGTGAAACAGATGACCTAATCGGACAGCCGTATTCAAAAGAGTATTTAAGCATGGAAGCGAAAAGAATGGTTGAAGATTGCATCATAATGAATAAATATGTCACCAGTATAACTGATTTTTCCATATCAACAGAAGACGACAAGTTAAATATCAGTTTTACAGCAAATTCACTATTTGGAGAGGTGGAGATAAATGTTTGAAGATAGAACATACGAAACGTTAATGAAGGAAGCCTTGTCTATTATTACGAGTGATATTGATAAACAGGAAGGGAGTCTAATAATGACTGCACTTTCCCCATGCATCTACAAATTGGCTGAGACTTATGTGCAGCTGGATGCACTTATAGACTTAGTAAGTGGCGATACGGCAACCGGAGAATATCTTGATCGTGTTGTTTCTGATTATGGAATAACACGAAAGTCACCTACATACGCATACAGGAAAGTAATTACGTCTGGAGAAGTTGAAATTTCAAAAAGATGGAGTTTAAACGAAACAACTTATGAAATTATCGAGTTACTATCTACAAACGTCTACAAAGCAAAATGCGAGCAATTAGGTAGCATTGGAAATATATATTCTGGAATATTAGAACCTATTGATTTTGTAAATGGTGTTACTGCAACTTTATCTGAAATAATTACAAGCGGAGAAGACACCGAAACAGATGATAATCTACGGTTAAGATTCTATAACAAAGTAAGAACTCCTGGTACTAGTGGAAATGCAGATCATTATAAACAATGGGCGCTTGAAGTAAGTGGATGTGGTGATGCGAAAGTATTCCCACTTGCAAATGGTCATGGAACCGTAAAAATACTTGTGGTAGATGAAAACATGGAGATTGATACAAACCTTCCTGCAACTGTAGCACAATACGTTGAAACAGTACGCCCAATTGGAGCAACTGTGACAGTGGAAAGTCCAGGAAGTAAAGCCATTAATATTACTGCAAATATAAGGTTAGATGGCTCAGAAATACTTGCTAATGTAAAAGAAGCATTTACAACAACGGTCACATCATATTTAAAAGAAACGGTGTTTGACATTTATTCTGTGTCATATGCAAAGATAGGCAGCATTCTATTATCAACTTCTGGTGTGCAAGATTACGATTCCTTATTAGTAAATGCTGGAACTGCGAATATTACAATAGCGGATTCTGAAATGGCTATGATTGGAACAATCACATTAAGCGAGGTGACACAATGAATTTAATGGAGTTACTTCCTGATTATTACATTGGAAATAAGACGATGGAAGAGCTGCAAGGAATCTTAGCTACTGATATAAATTCACTTGTAGCAAATATCGGAGAGACAATAGACCAGTGTTTCATTGGCACCGCAACAAGCTTATTAAGTAGATATGAGAAAATTTATGGTATTCAAGTAGATGTTTCAAAGTCAGATGAATTCAGACGCGAGCGAATTAAGGCTAAAATACGTGGAACCGGAACCGTAACAAAGGATATGATACGGGAAACGGCCAGTTCGTATAGCAACGGAGAAGTTGAAGTAATTGAGGATAACGCAAATTCTAGCTTCAAAGTGAAATTCATAGGGACAAAGGGAATACCGGCAAATATGGTCGATCTAACATTGACCATTAATGAAATAAAGCCAGCTCACTTGTCTTTTTCTTTTGAGTATACATACAATATTCAATCCATGTTAAAACAGTTCACACATCAACAATTAAGTGCTTACACTCACAAACAGTTAAGGGAGGGTGATTTAACATAATGGCAACACAAACAACTAATTATGGTCTTGTAAAAGACGCACAGGAAGAATACTACAATGTCGATAAGGTGAATGCCAATCTAGATAAAATCGATGCTGCCATCAAAGCAGTTGATGGAAAAGCTGTTGCGGCAGATTCGAAAGCGGACGATGTAGAAACGGCTTTAAATGAAAGAATTGATAATGAAGTAGCTGTGTTAAATGCCGATTTAAATGCAGTTG